TATTAAACAACCTACCTTTCATGTCAACTGGCTGTTGTTGGTACTCTGCCTCCCAAATTTCAGGTGCTGTTCGTTTCTTTTTCTCTATGTATTCAGCCGTTGTTAATACATCCTCACAAAATGACTCCCCGGCATCGTTCATAGCGCTTACAATAATGGATTTATCGTATATCTTTGATTCAATATTGCGGCCAATTACGTCATTTAAGCTCCATCTAGTGCCTATATCAATCCTGGCGCAACCGCTTTCAAACCTACTATCGTGCGTTGATTCCTTCCATTGATTGATTCTATCGTTAACTGTGTCGCTTAATGCGTCCTCAATGCCTCGGTAAAGGTCATCCGTTATAGCAACATTTGACGCTCCGAACCCTATAATTGTACCACCAACTCCAGCACCAAAATAACCCACTTGTTTACTCGTATTGGTATTCCACCCTTGTAGGTTCGATTTGTCATCTGACAACGTTACATTGTTGAATACTTTACGGTATTTGTCGCTTTTTACTATTGCCCGAACGTCATAACTGAACTTAAGGAACAATGTAGCTGTACAAGTGTTCCGCATTACTGATTTGTCCGGGTTGCGTCCAATGGTCCAGGCACAAAATAACGATGTAATATATGATTTTCCCGCTCTTGGAGGCATTGAAACAGATAAACTTTTGATTGTTTTCTCTTCAATTTCTTGGAATGCGTCTGCTATTTCCTTGAGAAAAGGTCGGTTATTAAAGAAAACAGGATCATAATAACGGCAAAACTCCCATAGTGAACGTCTGGACAACTCTCGTCTAAGCAATTCTTTTGCGTGTTCTTTACGTTCATTCATCTTCGTTTAATAAGTCCTTTAATTCATCCGTAGTAAGGTTAGAAAGGTCTATTTCAGTGTTAGTTTGCTCTATTTGTTGGATAGGTGCGCCATAAGCTGAGTCCAAAACAGCCTTATATGCGTTTGTGTCCTCTTTGATTATCGCCTTATTGATTTGGGCTAAGTGCATCTTTAGTTCATTGTCATTTAAGGCAAGTAATTCCTTTAAAATAGTACTTCTATTGCGCACTCCTTTGCCTCTTCCATTAGGATTTGCATTGTTATTTTTACCGAATGGTTTTAAATTATCCTCTTTTGCCATTTTATCACGTTATTTTCACGTTATTTCAATCTTTCTTTTTGTAAGGAACAACCCTATTTAAATAATCCTTTCTTTTAGTGCAATTACACGTTTTAATCACGCTTTTTACCACTTTGGCTATTCCCGTTGATTCAAGGATATTCTCTACTGTGTCCCCTAGTCCTTTAGGTTTTTCCTTTAATCCCATGCTTTTATTGCGTCTCTTATGTGCTTTCCAAATCCTAGAGTGTCCATTTCCCTTCTAAACTTTCTGTTTTGCGTGTAATCGACTGTTAACTGTGCTGAAAGGCTTATCATTTCTTTCTGTGCTTTACTCATTAGCTTAACGCATAATTTTGAACGTAATTTCTTAAATAATTTCATCTTTTATACGTGTTTTTGCAGAATGTTTCAAATCTGTTATTACAAAAGTGATTCCTCATTTTAGGCTCCATAAGTCTAAATACTCCCCAGCTTAATTTGCGTTGCCATTGTGTCAGTTGCTTACTATATTTCATCTTTTCGTGTTTTAATCGTCTAGGTCCATGCAGTAAATAGGCTCATTTGCTCCTAGATTTCCACATCCGTACGTTTGATTAAACAAATCTATTGCTTCAAAATAATCTATTCCCTCTCTTTGGATCAACTTAACAATCTTTTTGACTGAATAAATTGGCAAATCACTTGAAAGGTCATAACCTAGAATACAATTATCATATTCCTCAGGCATTTTTCGTTCTGCGCTTCCGCTGATTTCGTAGTAATCTCTCAAAATAACAGTTTAAATAGTGAATAAATGCCGTAAATCAGTCCGAATGATATAACCCTGACAAATGAAGACGTCATTTCCTTTTGACCGGTAAACCATGCTTTAATTTTTGGTTGTTCTAACCATATTAAAAAAACTAATAGGAATCTGTCAAATACAAATATTGCTGTAAATAATGGGATTAATATAAGCCCTAAAATTTTACGCATTTTCTGTTTATTCGTGTTTTTCATAGTACAAATGTATTAATTTTCTGTTGGATTTCGTAAAAAATAGATGTAATGGAGGTGTCCGATAGTTAATGTTCTGAGGATTCCTATTCCATTGCGTCTGAATGCTATTATTAACCTATGCAAATCAATATCCGTATAAACGCATACCGCTGGGAGCAAATCGTAACTAAACTCTATCGAATAACCGATTACTGTTTCGTCTTTTTGAGTTTGTATTACAATTGTTGCAATCCATTCCTCAGTTGGTATTCCATTTCGATATTTAGCGCATTGATTCACTCGTTTTTTGCGAAAGATAATGTTTTTTATTAAAAAATCAAATTGCTTTTTACTTTTGCTAAATTTAATTTTCAAAACCCCTATAAACAGGGCGTTTCAGAGCGTTCAAAAAGTTTTTATTTCAAAGTATAAACTTTACTCAACCACTTTGAAAAAACGAAAGTATAAATTGAAAGTACACACTTCATCTTATCACTTTACAAAATGACTTTTGATTTTCTAAAGTATAAAGTCAAAGTACTAACTTTTGAATTGCACTTTTTATTTTACAAAGTATAAAACCAAAGTGTTGACTTTAGTAAATGACTTTCAAAATTTAAAAGTAAAAACTCAAAGTATAAAGTTCCTCAACACACTTTGTAAAAATGAAAAATTCACTTTTTAAGAAGCCCATAAACAGTGACTTGTAGCGTGTTGTTTTTTCTGTTTTCTTGAATTATAAAAAGTAATTTGATTTTTAATGATTTTTCAATAACAAAGCATAAGCGAAATTAAAACTTCGCCTATACAATAGTTAGCAAACAGTTTTAGAAACCTTTGTTGCTTCGATAATATATTCTTCCAAAAGTGATTGAGTTTTTGAAATATGGTATCTATTATTCCATTTAAAGCATTCAACCGTTTTTTCTTCTCCGTGATACTGGCATCTTACTTTATATTGATTTTCTTTATCAAATCGAGCGTTAAATAAATGACAATCTTCATTATTAGATTCTAAACTATGCTCCATTCCTGAGCATCGATTTACCCATTCAAATAGTCTTTCACGTTCATTTTCTGTTAAAACGTGATAATGTTTATTTATCACATCATCCCAAAACATTGCTCTTGCAATTGGTCTTGGTGGTATGCACGCTTCAACTAAAAAACTAAACTCGAAAAAATCTATATTAAACCGATTTGCTAACAGCGGTTTTGAGCTATTGCCGTCTTGGTCTTGAACTGTAACATTGTTTTGTGCTTTCATAATCTGTTTTAAATTTAAAGTTTTAGGTTTGTTTTTTCGGCAACATCACAAAGCCGCAGGACGTTAGCAAACATTAAAACGATTTGCTAACATGGGCTAAAAGAAATAACCCATGCCAGCGCACCGCTTCGATTAAAGCATTTCAGCTTCTCCTAAATCATCACACGCGTCTTTCACATCGTCAGAAGCACTTTCTAATAATGATTTTGTAGCATCAGCTTCTTCTCCTGTAACTACATTTACTGCATCTTTTACAATTGCTACTGGTGTAAGTGCTGTTTTTACTACCGCACTAAACATTCCTCCTAAAAATCCCATTTTATTAAGTTTAAGTTTTGTGGTCGTATTCTAAACCCCTCCCACTTAGGGTTACTATCTTTTAGCCCTGTTCGTTATAAGTAATTGCTACCATCCGTTTTCAAATTGAAGTTCAGGGAGAAAACATTTTAAAAATTTCCCTACGCTTCTTTTGACCATTCAAGCAACTGTTTCATAAATTCCATAATCTCTTTTTTGGGTATCTTCCAATCGTATGTAATTGAATAAACCTTATCTTCTTCCTTTTCTGAATGATGCCCATATTCATCAAACCAAGCACCTCTAATTGATGTTCCCCATTCCAATTTTCCTTCCATAAATGGCATATTTACCATTGTCAAGTAGTTGATGTAATTGTTTTCGTCATTTTGGTAATCAAATGTTGTTCGGTTTAATATACATTCAATCACTTCCAGCATTTTCTTTGCAAACAATTCGTCAACTCCCCCATCATAGGTAGTAAAGTCAAATATGCTATTACCAAGAAATTGGAATTTATTGTCTAGTGGGCATTCATTATCCTTTTCTTCAAGATAAAGTTTGTTAAGTTGTTCTTTGTAATTTGCCATCGCTAAATTTTTAAAATGTTTTTATTTCGTTTTCAATTTAAGTTCTTCCTAATTAACCGCAACTACTTATAACACGGGTTTGGCAAAAGTGGGCAGAAACATCCTGCTAAATTTGAACATCCTGCAAGCCCACCTTCGCCAAGCCCGATACCGTTATGTTCAATATCTTTTCTTGCCACAACGTAATGGCGTTCCATCGCTATTAAGTATTAATATCGTTCCTCTATGGTGGTCTAAACTTTTATAGATAAATCCACCTTCGCAATTAATAGAGTAATCCCAATGCATTCCTTCTGAATATGGGTCTGAATCATTGCAAGAAAAGATACTAAACATAACAGCACATAGGCAAAAAAGCCGTTTGGTATTTCTAATAATCATTTGTTTTTATTTTAAAGTTTATCATTCTAATTAAATTCTCGTTTCGGCTTCTTCGCCTATCTGCAACACGTTAGGGAACAGCTTAGTAGTACTCGAAATGAACGGTTATTTCTTCGGAAATAGGATTTATAACTATTCCTTTAATTGTCATCGGGTCTAAACCATCATCCTCTAAAAATTCAATCCCTATTTGCGGTAAATTATTAAACATTGAAACGTAAGTATGAAGTGCTTTAATTAAATTAGGATACCATAATAAGCGATTTTCTTCGTTTGTTTCATCTCCGCTTTTGTCTGTTGCATAAACTTTTATTTTCATAATCTTTGGTGTTATAAAGCCGATTCCCTAACAAATGATATAAGAGATTTTCGGCTTTAGTTATAAATTTAATTTTTTGGTTTGTACTTTTTAATTTTGGTCTTGAACTGAAAGTTTCGGGATTTATCCTGCCGAAAATCCTCTCATATCATCAAACGTTATGGCACATTAAAACGATGCCATAACACGGTATAGGCGCAAAACTACCTCGCTGCTATAAATGCGCCACATTTCGGGCAATTAACATAATCACCATCTCTCCAATCGGGCTTAATACCCTCGTTTGTAAAAGAGAATTTCGTTTTGCATTTACTGCAAGTTTTTTTTGTTTCTTTTGGCTTTACTTCGCCCTCTTTAATAATTTTCATTGTATGTTGTTTTTAAGTTAATAATCCGTTCTGCGCCTATACCGAAACCGTTAGCGGATATGGCAGTAGAACCGCAGAACTACTGCCAAAGCCAACTAAATAGATTAATCTAACGCCTCTATTATTTCCAAACCATATTGCAATGCTATTTCATATTCTATTTTACATCCTCTTGCATTTTCCCATCCTTTAGCAAAATAAGCCACATCACACAAAGCCATATTTTCAATAGATTTAGCTAAAAAGCATAAAGGAATTTGAATAACTCCTCTCTCGGTCATAGCTTCTTTGCTATACCATTCGTCTTGAAAATAAGTGTTCACCACTTCAAAATTTTCTTTTTCGGCAAATTTTAGAAAACTGTTTCTTGTTTCTACAATCTGCTCTTCAGTAAAGCCATTCATAGGTTGGCTAATCATTATTTTTTTCATAATATTTGTATTTGGGTTTTATAACTCCGCCCAGAAGTTTAGTGGAAGCCACATCCGCTAACAGCTTGTATAGTTAATGCGGTCTATGGCTTAATTTATTGTTCAGTTTGTACTTGGATTGTTCAGTCTTGTATGGAGTGATTTGGCTTATTTTTCCGCACTAACCATACAAGCGATACGTTATAAATTAATGCTTAGTGAATAAATAAATACTGAATCCAATCGTAACCAATGCCAATAAAAATCTGATAATTGCTATGTTTTCTTTCATGTTATTGAGTTTTTGTGTTTAAAAATTTACCTATTTTCTCCAATGTTGTTGTGTGTATTCCTTTTTTCTCGTTCCCTGAATGGAGGTAAATCCATAATTGGTTTTGACTTATTCCTGACTCCTTTGCAAATTTGTTTTCTGATATATTGTTTACTGTAATATAATCAGTTATCAATTTACGTGTTATTTGATTGATATTTGATAGTTCTTTTGCTGTCATTCTTTCGTGTTTTTATAGGTTTCGTTTTTAACATATCCATCTTTCCACCCGCGCATGTATTCAGCGTGTTTTTCTTTTTTCTCCATTTCTTTGGCTTGTTGAATTGCATCTTTATAGTATTCTTGCATATATTCTTTAGTCCAATTCATTGGTGTTAATTTTTCTACTAACAATTCTACTGCTGTCATTCTTTCGTGTTTTTAAAGGGAGCTTTTATACTCCCATTGTTATCAAAAAGGATCATTGTCAAATTCGTTTTGAATAGGAACATTTGTATTGGTACTCGCTAAACTATCAGATTCAATTTGCCATCCCTCCAGCGTGTTAAATCCTTTCTCTATTCCATCATTGCCAGTCCATAAACGCCCCTTTAAATTGATTGAAATACTTATCATATCCCCTTGTCGAACGTTGTTTAATAAATCACATTTAGCGTTACTGAATTGAACTGTTAAATGTTGTTTATAAGTTCCCTCAATTACTTCTAAAATAACCTCACGTTTTTTGAACTTTTCGCTTTTTACTTCCTCTTGACCTACCTTGTAGACTTTTCCACTTACTTTTTGAACTTCACTCATTTTTACTTTATTTAATTAAACATTAATAATTGTGCATTTATTTTAATACGTGTTTTCCAATTCTCAGATTCCTTACGATATTCCTCGCATAAAACTCTAAATTTACCCCATTTGGAGCGATTTAAAAGTAGTTTAGTCGCTTTTACCTTGCCTATTCCGTAAATGCCTTTTATATTGTCGCTAACGTCTCCAGTCAACATCATTTCAAAAACTAAATTTTCGGCTTGTTCTTTTGATATTTGGATAAATCCTGTACGTTTTTTCACTTCTTTTCCGAATTCGTCTAAGATATATTCCCCGTTTTCATCTTTCAGCTTCATTTGGTAATAATCAAAATGTAAACCCTCAATTTGCTTTAAATCCTTGTCAATTGAACAAATGATATAATCCTCAACTTCGTATAATTGAGAATTATAATAAATCAAATCGTCCGCCTCAAATTCATTACTCGCAAATGAATTAGGCAAATAGTCAATCAAATACTTTCTAAGCTGTGAAACCCATTTATTGTGCTTTCTATTTGCTTTGTAATTAGGCTCAATTTCTTTGCGGAAATTCTTTTTACAATCAGTAAAGAAATATTTTGTTTCGCTCACCTGTACTGTTTCCTCAATCTCGTTATGAATGTCAAAATACATTTTTTCAAACCTATCATATCCACGTTGTAATATTTCAAGTTCAATTGCATATCTTGACTCGCCTTTTTGTAGTAACGCTCGAATCTCTCCAAACGTTACTACTTTATAAATAGCTTGATATATTAAAGAATCAGCATCAAATAAAATTACTTTACTCATAATAATTGTAATGCTGACTTTTGCAAATCTGTTAGTTCAAATTTGAATAAATCCTCTTTTTTCGCTTTTCCTTCTTGAATAGCAACTAAAGCATTCTCGAATCTATCAATAGTAATAGTCGGTTTTTGTGTTGTAACTGTCTTTGTAACCTCATTTCCGTCGTCGTCAATTGCTTGTAAGCTTAAAAGTGACTGTAATGACGCGCGTCTAAAATAAGTTATTCCAGCAATTTGTTTCTGTGGATCGGTAATAATTGGTAAAAGTAATTCACTTGTAACCATGTCCCCGTTTTCAATGTCAATTATCTGTGTGCAAACCTTGCCCTCTAAGATAGGTTGTAATAGCAACAAACTGTATTTTAATAGGATTGGTTCGGTTGCTTCTAAAATAGCGTTTAAATCAGCGTATTTTGATTTAAAGAATGGATTGTTACTTCCTTTGGTGACTTTGCCGATTTCTTGCTTAGCTAAATGTAGCTTGAAATAAATGTTTTGAGGCTTTGGAATTGCATCCTCGAATGTTTCTTTTTTCATGTCTTTTATTTTTAGTTAAACAAATATATAAACTTTATTTTAATATAAGACACTTTTTATATAAATTATTTTTTATTATTTAAAAATTTGACAACTATTACCGCATTCATCTTCTTCATCAAACATATCACTTTCGTAAATATATTCATCTGTTGCGGATCTAAATGGATTCTTTGATTGTTCAACTAACCATTCAATGCTTTTATTTTGCCTACCAAAATGATTGCTACCATCTAAATCAATAATAGCATTATAAACATCTTTACCTTCAATTTTAATGCTTCTGTATTTCTTTTCCATTTCATCCCACCAAATAACTTTTTTAGGATATTCTTTGACAATTGTCATTTTCTTTCTGTTTGATTTCTCAAAGCATAACGTACAATTTCCCTCATACGCTTTTATTTTTAATTTTATAGGTTGTTCACTCCAAAATTTATTTCTTAGTCTTGAATCAATTTTATTTTCCATTAAAGGATAAAAAATATTATTCGTTTTATAATTTTCTGAAAGTCTGTCTATTTCATCAATACGAATACCTAAAGCCACACTCCAGTTATTTATTCCAAATATATCGTTAGAATATTTTGTCATAGGCGTTAGCTTTAAATCTCTATTGCACCATTTATTTGCAACAGATGGAATTCCGTAAACTTTAATTCCATTTTCAAATTCAGAACCATTTCTATTCAAATCTTCAAAAGATACTATTTTATAATCTGTTCCTTTGCCTTTAATAGAATTTATTATAGGCTCAATATAAACTATATTAAATTTATAATAATCTGAACAATCTTTTAAAAACTGTAAACTTCTATCATCTTCCATTCCCGTATTAGCAAATAAATAAATTATATTATCATTAGGATACCATTCTTTTATTTTAATAGCCATCAGCATTGATGAATAACCTGCCGATGCTGTGCAAACTATATTATTGTTTTCTAGTTTCATTTTAGTTTTTTATATTTTTCAATGATTTCTTTTAATTCATCCCTTGTGAATTTCCTTGTTTTATAAGCCTCTTCACGCAAAATAATAAATTCATCTGCTCCAATTAATTTTTCTAAATTAATTCCGTATTCAATCAAATTTCCACTCAAATAAGTATTACACGCCTCACATTGTAAATGTACATTAAGCTCATTAAAACGAACATTCCAATGGTTATTCGCGTTAAAATAGTGTCCAGCGTTTTCCTTTTTGCAAGGTTTTTGGCATGAAATACAATTTTTGCCTTGATCCCGTTTGCGGATGTATGCGTTAAACACTTGCTGCGCTATCTTCAAATAGTCCTGAACCGTCAACATTTCTTTTTTCAGCTTAGATTTTCTTTCGCTCCATTCCTTTGACTCGCTTTTTTTCTTTTGTTCCACTTTCTGCATTGCCTCAATAAATTTGCATTCGTGTTTCCAACAGTATTTTTCTAGGGTTGAAAATCTTGGCTCAAATGGATCTTTGCATTCTTTACATTTTTTCATATCCCATTCATTAAATTAGTATTTTTTTCCTTAAGTTTTTCAATTTCAAATCTTAATTCCATATTTTCCCTATGGTAATTATTGTTCATTTTTTGCATTAACTCAAACTGTTGATGTACAAATTTAAAAGTAAAATAACTTTCACTCATTTGTCGGATGTGTTTTTCAAGTCCCTGAACATAATTTGATTCAGGCTTTTTTGTGCGTATTTCTGCCAGCGTAACTTTCATTGATTCAATATTTGCTAAAATACTGCCTTGTGCGTTTAAAATTTCTAAATAGTCCATGTTTTTATAGTTTTAAAATGGTAAATTTTCTCTGTGTTCGTTCATTGATTCGCTAAAACTTTTTAATTCAATAGTCTTTTTGACCTCAATTTGTTCATTTGCGTATTTTTTTATCTGTTGATTAGGGTTTGAACAATCCAAATCGTAATACCTAAATTTGCCTATATCAAACCTTAAATTTATCATTCCAATTTTACCAATAGAACGGGGTTTAATCTTATTGAAATAAACCTCACATTGATTGTCGCTCAAATCTTCTCGGTGTACTGTAATCATACATTTTCCACTATTAAACCATTCACTCCCACCCTTCAAATCATAAGGACCAGGAGGGACACGTTTACCGTTTACCTTTTCCGTCAATTTAGGATGGATAATCGTATGTAAATGTAAATCATTATCCTCAGCAATTTGATTTCTATACGGTAAAACGAACTCCAAATATTGTGCATATCCTCCATAACTTGAATAATCATGACTCAAATCCTTCCAACTGTCTATACTTGCTGTGTGCAATCCCTCAGTATTTTTTAATTGAACTGCAAAATCCCAAAATTCTATTGCTGTCATCTTCGCTTTTACATCACTTTTTGTTAAAACTTTGAAGTAATGACAAACCCATTCACTCGCAATACTTATTTCTTTATCGGTTATTGAATTTGGAACGTCTGGGTTAAATGATTTACCCGTCTTTTTGTGGATCAAATCCGCAATTATTTCAATGTTATTTCCAACGTCAGGAAAATATATTAAATGTTTCCAATCGTAAAATAACGATGTATTGATTAAACATTCCATAAGAAATTGAGTTTTACCACTCATTGGATAACCGGTCCAATCTGTACAATTTCCCAATTGCATCGAATAATTATCTTTCATCTTATCAAATCCAAGAAACATACCTTTCTCGTGGTAGGTTTTTTTGTAGTTCTGTAACGCATTTAGTATCTCACTAGATTTCGTTATCTTAAATCCCTTTAAATTAACCATAAGGATTAAATTTTGATTCTTCTGTAACTACGGTATTGACGTATTTCGAAAAATTATCATTTACTAAAAAATGTTTTGGAGTATCGGTCTTATTTATTTTTACCCATTCTGAATCAACCATTACTTTGTAAGCGTGTTCAAAATCTTCAGCTGTGTAATTAGATGCTTTTAGTGTTTTTAGATTATTTAGATCCGTTGCTGACAACATCTTAAATTTACCATCAACTTTTTTGTATTTAAATTTCATCTGATTAAACCAATCGATAAATTTCTCAATCATTAAAGCGTCAGCTTGTTTATTGTTTATTGTTATATTGTTAATAGGTTTATCTATACTAACAATGCTTTGACCTTGCTTTTGTAGGTGCGTCTGCATTGCTTTGTCTAGTGCTTTTGTACTTGCTTTTGTATTTTTTACAATGGCAATAATGTTGCTAGAGTATTGATTTTTACTTTTTTCAACCAATTCAAAGAAACCCCATTCAGTTAAATCATTGAATGCTTTAATGTATGTCCTCCAATTTTTTACACCAATTGCATCCATAACCATTTGAGAAGGTAAACCAAATTTCTTTTTCCATCCTAAACGATTACAATGTTCAATAGCAAAGAAATAAATAGCCGTATGATTTGGAGTTATTTTTTCGGGATTTTCGAAACACCAGTCAAAGTAATTTCGAGACAATTCATAACTATTCATTATTTCATTTCTTTATGTAGTAAATGAAGAGCGCCTATCAATTTAAAAACATCGTCTTTTGATAATTCAATTGAATGCCATTCCTCAAATCCTTGCTCTTGAATTGCAAAAAGAACTACTTGAAAGTCATTTGCAATTTCATCTGTTACAGTTAATTCAACCTCCATAATGGAAGGTATAACATAGTTTTCAAATTTGTAAATCATAATAAATAAATTAATTAAATGCAAAAAGCCAATCTAAACAGGTGCGTGAGATAACCTATTTTCGATTGACTTTTCCGTTAAAATTTCTTGAAGTTCTCACGCTTCTATGTCACAAATATACAAATAATATCTAATTACTCGCTTTGTTTTAAAATTATTTGATAAAGTTGTTTTCCAATCAATCCAACAGCGTGGATGTATCCTTTTTCTGAGGTTGACAAATAAGAAATAGTGTCGAAATTATAGACTGTAATTCCTTTCATTTTGCTGATTCCGTCATTTTTTACATAACCCTCAAACTCCAAATCCTGAGCATCGCACTCAAAGTTGATAAACCTGGTTATCTGTGTTCGGTACTGGTTAAATGATTTAATTAATGTTTGCATATTTTTTAGCTATTAAGTGATCCATTAAGACTAAACAATTCATTTCGTTTATATTCATATCCTCACTAGAGGCAATGTTTTGTTCAATATGGTATTTTATATCTTCAAAAACTTGTAAATATTCAGGATACTGATTTGAGCGCAATCTCGAATTTAAACATTTGACTGCGTGAATTACCGTTACATGGTCTTGATTAACTAATTTTCCAGCATTCATAACAGTCATTCCTTGCAATCGTCCAAACGCTACCAAAAACTGTCGCCAAATTCTTATATCAGTAACTCTGCTTTTTTCTTGTAATTCTTTAAATGAATAAGGACTTGCATCGACAACATCCTTATAATTTATTCGTGTTAAATTCAATAACTGTTTCAATTCATCTTCAATGTGTGCCATTATTTGTGGTTTTATAAAATTCGGTATTTAAAATCATATTCTTTTTCTTGGTCAATCACCATCAAATCAATATTATCAATCAATATTTTTTTAATTTCTAAATTAATCATAGAGCTAATTATTGGTGCTAATTCATTTTTTTGTAGATTTTGTAAAATATAAATCTTTTTATTATACAAATCTTTTGGCATTAATTGGATTAATATTTCTCTCCATTCATAAACGTACCAATAATCTTTTTTTAAAATTATATCGTTTGTTAATTTTGACAATGTTTGATAAAAAATATTTAAAGTTTTCTGAGTCGGTGGATTTTCATCTAAAATAAACTGATTTAATTCATCAAATCTCTTTCTAAAATACTTATCTTCTGTATCAATTTTCATACATTCAATAAGTAATTTAGAAAGTTTAATTTTGTCTTGAGGACTCATTATTCAAAGTTTTTAGATTCGGCATTTCTAAACTCAATTGGTTTTGCTGAAATTGCTGATTCATTATTGAAAGTTTGAATTTCCATTTTTACTTTTACTAATTCTATTTCGTACTTTAAAGAATTATTTGCTTGTTTTGCCAAATTGGCTTGTGCTTTAGCTTGTTCAACCGTTATATCGTTTGAATCTAATTTTTCCATTTGGTCAAAAATGAATGCTAAAAGTGATTTGTTATTTACTGGTGTCATAATTATACTGTTTTACGTTATTTTTAATTGATTTAAGCGTATTTATTTACATTGTTGGTTAATCACATTCAGATAGTCTAAATAGAGGCTTAAATTAAAACTACCGCCTTTGTCATTTTCTGACTTTTGTCCTTTCCAGAATCTCATCATTGTAGCCAAATCCGATTTGACTGGAATAAATGTGTTTTTTTTAGTTTTCATATTACTTCTTTTTATTTTGTTGAAACCATTCTAAATCTTGCTTAAGAAGTAATTTATTGAATGGACTAACATTAGTACCAAAGTGTTTACATCTTTGTGTTAATAACTCTAAAACCTCTTCTTCACTATATTTATTCTTGTATTGTTCTTGTTGCCATTTAGCACCTTCAATAAAGATTTTTGGTGATGGTATAGCTAATCTTTCAGCAGCTTCTTCAAGTGTTTCTTTACTTTTCATCTTCTAATTTTTTAAGCCATTCTCTAAATAACAGCTGGATTTGTATTTGTTGGTCGATTAATTCGATGTCAGCATCTCGCATGAAGTAATTATCGAATCGTCTTATTGACGCTATTAAATCATTTGCAACCATTTTCATTTGTTGATTAAAATCTTGGTCTTCTAAAAAATCTGCTAGTACTGGCATTATTCCGACAGCAGCTAACAATTTTGTTTCTAGTTTTAATTTCATAAATCGGTGTAAATTTGTTCTCTAATTAAACTCTTCAATTCGATTTCTTCGTCTAAACTATCTAGTAAGTATTGAACGTCAACCCCTCCTATTTCTACACTTTCAATATCAATGTGATCCGTTTGACAATACCATGAAAATTCTACATCTATTGGCGTGTTCTTGTATTTTATTGTCATGTAACTCATATCACAAATGCTTTTAAAACGTTATTGAATACCTCTTTGAATTCACTAGCTTTGATAATTGAATAATCATCTGAAAAGGCAATAGATGAATTAACATATTGAATTGAACCACCCGAAAATCCTTTAAAAACTTGAATTGCTTTTTTTTCGTCAATCACATGATAAACATGATAACCGCTTTTTGACTTTACATAACATGGAGTTGATATTTCAACTTCTTTGTCTACCATTTCTTTTACTGTAATTTTCATAATTTTTAGTTTTAAATTCGTTTCTGTCTGACAAATATATAAACTTTATTTTAATATAAAACTATTATAAACAAAAAAAGTACAAAAAAATGTGAATAAAAAATAAAACCCTTTGTTTTAAAGGGCTTTAAGATTGAAAATATTTTGATTTATTTTAGAATTCCTTTAATAAACAGTAAGAAACGACCTTTTGAGGTTCAACAAAATTGATAATTTTTAGATAATTTGGCGTGTTATTGATAACCTGGCACCCCAGGGACCAACCTCCAATTATTTCTTTGATTTCTTTGTTGTCTAAATTGTAATTGTTTGCGTGAAAATTGATCCCACAAATCATTGGAATAGATAATCCCTCTTCAATCGAATGGTCCTTGTCGCCATCTCTAGAAATAAGGAAATTTCGAACTTGTTTTAAAGCTCTCATTTTGCCTTTGTGCAACCCGTATTTCCAAACGTTATAATAAAATTCGTTCGTCTTTATGACTGCAACCCCGTCTTTATTGTAATCGTCATATTTCAACAGTCCATTTTTTCCAGCATTAGTTGTTCCTGACGTTACCAAAATAAACTTTTCGCCATGAAATAAATAAAATTTATCATCAAAAACATTGAATGCGTCTTCATCTGATTGAACTCCTAATATCCAATAGTCTTTTGGGAATCCTTTAAAACTAG